AACCACTACTACTAGCAGCCCACTTCATACCACCAGAGGCAGTACTATCAGCAGTTAGAACATAATCATTAGTAGGAGTAGTATCAAGTTTAAGATTAGCTTCATCAACAACATTATCAGCAATAGTTAAAGCTGTTGCACCAGTAACTTCCCCAGTATGAGTAGCATTAGTTACTTTAGTGTTGTTAGTATCAACATAACCTTTATAAGTATCAGAAAAATCATTATGAGATTTAACATAATTTATACCATCGTCTAAATCATCAATATCACCAGTAGTGGCAACAGTAGCTAAATCAGTAGACTGTATAGCACTATCAGCAAGGTCTAACGAAGCATTAACACTCGTATCAAGTTTTGTTTCATCAATACTACCAGCTTTAATACTAGCAGTAATATCTTGACCTGTTAAAGTAAAATCTATTTCTGTACTATCGGTAACTGTTACTGCTGAGTGTCTAGCACTAGTATTAGCAGCTACATCGGTATTATTACTTACTTCTGTATCAAAATCTGTAATAGTACTAGCTGTTTGATTATGAGCTGTTGGAGTTCTTGCATCACTAAGTCTACTATCTGTTGTATCAATCAATGTTGCATCTGTAATTACCGAATTTAATTCAGCCAACGTATCGATTGAACTCGTTAATACATAACCACTTAAGTCTTGGTCACCTGTATTAGTTCCAGAGGTATTTCCAATAACTGTTAGTTGAGCATCAGTAACATACCTTTTATCATTACTATCTGCAATATCTGCAGTTGTTGCATCAGCACCGCTAGTGACTAACCCCTTAGCATCATAAGTTATTTTAGTTTTAGTAGCACCAGTAATAGCAGAGTTTTCATCAACCTTACCATCTAGAGCAGTTTGTAAATCAGTCTGACTAGATAAAGTACCTGTTATTTCACCCCAAGCAGGAGCCCCACTAGAGACTGGTTTAGCCTCTAAAACATATTCATTGGTAGATGTTCTATAAACAAGAATCATACCATCGGTAGGGTCAGTTGTTGTAACATCAAAACCTTGTAAACTAGTAGCATCACCACTAGCACTTGTAGCGTTTAAAGTATTACCAGTCCAAGATAAATTAGTACCTGCAGTAATAATAGAGGATGGTGTGGTTCTAAAAGAGTTGTTACTAGTAATATCACTAGCTTGTTGAGTAGTAATAGTCGTTGGTTTATTTATTAAATCGTTGTAATCATAATCCCAATCAAAGGAAACCTTGGATGTGTTTGCTACTACAGCACTATTATTAGCAACTTCAGTATCAAAATCAGAGACTTGACTAGCAGTAATGCCTATGTTGCTAATTATATCAGAATAAGTAATTTTTTTAGTTTCACTAGCACTAACATCGTCAATAGCAAAAACATCAAGACTATCAGGAGTTGTTAAAGCATTAAGCTCTGTAATTTTTTTATTTACCATTATATTTCCTCTAAAATTTTTATAAAGCAACAGAAAATACTAAAGTATCCCCTGATTGAGTAACCATATTGTCACCAGCTTGAGAAATCCAATAAGCATCTCCATAAGTAACACTAATAACATAACAATTAATTGTTGAATTTGAAAAATCACTAAGACTAACTATTGTTGAATTTGAAAAATCACTAAGACTAACTATTGTTGAATTATCAAAACATCCCATTTTTAAATCATTGAAGCTATCAAAGTAGCTATAATAGCCATAGCTGCTACAAAACTAGACACTGCAAGTATTAAAGTATACTTAGGTGCATATTTTTGGTCTAAATTATCTAGTTTTGCGTTTATACAGTCAACACTATTCTTTATATGTGTAATCTCATTTTTCATCACTGCAAATTCCTCTGTTTCTACTTTATTCACTATAATACACCTTTTTATACTGTTGTTGATTGTTTATAAATACTCTAGTAATAATATCTATAACATTAAAAGAAAAAAAAGAAAAACCCCGAAGGGTTAAAAGTTACGCTTAGTAAGCATCATATGTTTCGATGGTACAAATAGCGTTAGCGTGTAGAACAGCAACATCGTAGTCTTCAACAGCTACATAGTCTTCGTATCTTCCACGAGCTTGTCTTTGTCTTTCAATAGAAGGACTAGAAAGTTGTGCAATACCGAAAGCAGGTTCTCCACCAAGTGATTGACCTAACATCAAAGCTTTACTTCTGTAAGCTGTAGGAGTAATCATGTCAGACCACCAAACGTTAACACCGAAAGCCATACCAATTTTTCCACCAAGAACAGCTTCTCTTCCACCATACTTATCAGCGTTGTTGAATAATGAATTACCTAATAGTGAGAATTCTTGTCCAACAGAAATGATTAAGTCTGTAGGTGTGTACTTGTCTTTTTTGATTTCAGCACGTGCTTTTAAGATGTCTTGTTCATCGATTGTATCGGATGTTGTAATATTTGAAGCAGTAACTCCGTTAGCAACAACACTGTTACCAGCACCATCTGTAATTGTTGAGATTACTAATGCTTCTTTCCTTTTAGCTAAAGCGTAACCTAGTTTCATAACTACATTACTCATTAAGTCAACGAATGTTCGTCTTTTTTCTTTATCGTGTAGTTGGTAAGCTTTTCCTCGTTCAGTAGGTGTGAATTGAACTTGAGAGAAAGTTAGTGCGTCAATAGCAACATCTGTACTTTCTGTTAAATCACTTGCTACAGTAGGTTCTGCATCAACAGTAATGTTTAATGTATCTCCAGGGTTTGCTTGTAAATCGTTATAAACTTTTCCAAGTTTTGTAATCACTAATAGATTTTCTTGGAATCTTAGAACTTCTTTGTTCCAAAACTCAGGGTTAATGTAATCAGCACTTGCTGCTGAAGTCATAAAACCATTTGAGTCGATTGCTCTTTGTATAATTTCTTCTGACATTTTGTCTTTTACCTCATTATTGTTTAACGACTCCTTTTATCAAGATAATCGTGGAAGACTCTTTTAGACTCTTCATCTACTTGTTTTCTGTATTCTTCATCGGTTTTATACCGTTCCATCATACTAGGTTCACTGTTGTTACTGTTTTGATTATCCTTGTTAAAAGGGTTATTAGTATTAACTGCACTTTTTCTGGAGTCTTGAAATTCTTTAACTATTTTTTCAGTTTCAGCTTTAAATTCTCCTTTGAGTGCTTCTAATTGGTCAGCATATTTTTTAGCTTCTTCTTCTCGAGCTTTCTCAATAGCTTCCATTTTTTCTTTCATATCTGCTAATTCTTTTTCTTTAGCTAGACGTTCTCTAGTTTCTGCTATAGTTTTAGCTACTAGTTCTTCTTTTTCTTTACCAACAGCTTTTTTTACATCTTCAGCCATTTGGTCAATTTCTTCGTTTTTCTTTTCAACCATTTCTAGTCACCTTTCATTTTATTTATTTTTTCTTTTAATGATTTGATAGTTTCTTTTTTAGCTTTGATTGTTCTTTCCATACTTGGAATTGATTGTTCTTTTAAAGTGTAATAACTTTGGTCAAACTTAAGACTTTCTTGAGCTTTTAGTAAGGCTGTATATTCTGGCATTGTTTCATATTTATACGTTGCGTTTACTACATCTACGTTGTTAAGTATTACGTCTTTAGCCTTAGTCATCAAGTTTAATATTTCACACTGTTGTTTATAAACAAACTCATGTTCTGCTAAGTTTTTATTAGCACGTTCTAGTTCTTTCTCAGCATTAGCTAAGTCTTCATCTAGTTGTTTCTGGAACAACTCTTTATCTTCTTCAGTCATTTCAACTGATAACTTTTCTTCAACTTTCATTTCATTTCACCTATCAGACACATTACTCCATGGAGAAGGTTGGTGTTCAACCACTGTGTCATAATCAACATAAACAGGAATTCTATCATTCCATAATTTCATATAAAAATAAACATCACTGTGTTTATTATCAAACCTGTTATCACAAAAGAATGAATATTTCTTAGCTACATTAATATCAATTAATGTACAGCCAACACCCATTCCATGAGCTCTATGAATACCACCTACTTTTTCCAACAACTCATGTTCTTCACGAGTAATAAATCTTGTTCCACCACTACCATCATTTTTTGTTATGAAAACACAAGGTATCTTAGGAACCTGTTTCTTAGCAACTTCATCATAATAACCACCAAGATAATACAAAGCACCGACTACTGGTTTCCAATGCCTTAATAATCTTTGAACAATATCTTTTGGTGGAAATAAATCACTCTCAATGCTTAACACATAATCGAAGTTATGATTAATAGCATACCTTACTGCATAATTTTGAGCAGCAGCCAAAGCTTCCCTAGAATTATTTCCTCTAGGAGTTCTGTGAACAGGAACACCCTCACTTTTTAACAACTCATAATAATTGGTTGTTTCTGAGTTATCAATCATAATAAATTCTTTGTTAGGATAATTTATTTTATTAATATTATCAATAAACTTTTTTCTACAATACTCTTTACCCTCATAAGTAGGACTAAATATCAATACTTTTGGTATCTTCATCTTTTGGTTCCTCTATTTCATATTCGCTTTCTACCTCATATTGAGTATGAAAAGTTTGAACATATAACATCTTAGCTATTGCTTCTAAAAAATAAGCACTCGCTATTGAACCGTCTGAACCAACACCGTTCTTATAAGCAGACTCCATTGCTAAGTCTACGTCTTCTTTTATCATTTCTAATCTTTTCATGTTCATTTCAATCTCCTCGCTCTAGGATTACCAATGTCTTTTTTAGGGTCATCAATAATACTAAATCCTAAAATTTTACCACCAACAAAAGTATCTCCTTCTCTAACAAAACTACCTTCAATACTAATGCCTTTAGCGTTTTGGACACGTTCTTTATAAGCAGGGTCAATAAGTGTTCTTAAGTATAACTTACCATTTTCATAAATAGCTTTGATAGCTTTAGCAACTCCTTGCTTTAAACTCTTAAACTTTTCTTTTAAAGAATCCTTAGTATAGCCAGCTTCAATTAATTTATTCAAAGTATCATGATTAAAGTCACCGTCTCCAATATCACCGTTATTTATCATTTCAGCAAGTTCTTTAAGAAACGTTTCAGAATACTTAGTTCCATAATTATCATAACGATTATCCGCAAGTAAAAAATCATAATATTCAACTCCACCAATACTTCTAGCTGTTAGTTGTTCTTTATCTGCAGAGAAAACAAAATTTTCAACAACTACTGGTTTATAATTGCTTAACCATTTATTAGCTACGCCAAGACCAATAGCTTCTCCTTCCTTAGCATACTCAGTGTATAAGTTAGTCCATTTCTTTTGAATAGGTTCTGGTTTATTTTTTACATATTCTGGAAGTTTCATTATTAAGCCTCGTAAGTGTATGGATATTTTCCAAACTTAGATATATCTCTTTTTACTAATTGGTCTTCTCTAGTAGTACCACTTTCACCAGTGCCTATCTTTTTGTTAGCTTGACCAACACCTTTAGTTTCTCTACTAGGACTAGCATCTTTTTGACTTCTTTGTTCCGGAGTAACCTCAACATTAGACTCTTCTGGTTCATTAAATAACTTATCAGTAGAAAAAGTAATACCTTGTTGTTCCATGAACTCAGCAATAGCTTCGTCAGTCATCATACTTCTTTTCATAATTTCAACAACTTCAAAGACTCCTTTCTCAGTCATTCTATCAAGCGGTTTCCAATAAAACTCAGCACCAGAACTAATACCCATCTTGTCGAATAATTCAAAGTTAATAGCGTTATATAGTTTTCTTTGTATAGCTTTTATACTTGTTCTTTGAGAATCATTAAGAGCATCTCCTTCACTACGACTTCCACCACCAGTACCAAGACTAATAGGAGTTTGTTGTAATAACATACGTAATTGATTATCACACCAGTCCATAATATCGATAAGGTTTTGTAAATCAGTAAGTTCTCTCATAGCACCAATAGATACTTCACCATCAGTAAGAACTGGTTTACCATAAGACTTTTCTCCTTCTTTATAGAATGAAACAAAACGTTTAACTTGTTCTTCACTGGCTAGTGTCTTGAAGTTAACATGGTTACGGAACTGGTTAGTCTTGAATAACCAAATAAGAAATTGTCTAATAAAATCTTTAATAAGAACTGTTTCGTAGGCAACTCTTAAATCACTATCTCCCCAAAAGTTAAGAATAGAATCTTTTAATTTAATATGAACAATGTTTTTAGGTAACCACTCAACGTAAGTTATACCATCAACGTTTGGTTGAGGGGTTTCTTGGTAATACAGAAGTGGGTCTCCATTAGGATTAGCTTTAACTTTAATAACAGAAGGGTCTAACAAATTAAGGTCAGTAACCTTACTGTTTTCCCAACCTATCTCAACTAAAGCATCTTGCCACCTAAGATTAGTAATAGCTGATTGTAACAAATCATCAAATCTGTACTTAGTACGGAATCTCTTCATAAGTTCTTTATTGTCTTTCTTGTTGAGTTTAATACCCCAACCACCTTCAAGAACTTTATTTGCTTCTGTTTCTAAACTAGCACTTATTAAAGGGTCTTGTCTAACAATGTTTCTAGCAAGAGACGGGTCGAACTCTTTAGAAAATGAATCTTTACCAGTTAAAAATCCAAGTAATACTTGTTTGCTGTTTTCTCGACTTACTATTTCTTCGTTTGACATTTTAATAAAGATACCTCTAGTTTAGAATTAATGCTCCTCGTTTAGAGGCAGCTCCCATTGTGGGACTTTTATTTAGAATTAAAAATACCATGGTTTTATAACGTATACGTTCCTATGTATATATTGTTAATCGTTTATAAAGAACTACTCTTTTCTAACAAATTTGTAGGGCATAACAGGACTTTTATAACGATAATTCTTCCAACTAACATAAAAATTAGATAAATAATCACAGTTATCAAGATACCAACGAGGGTTATCAATAACATCTTGTAATAAACTATCATAGATTTCTTCCTCCTCGTTAATAGAATACATATTCTGTTTTAAACTTCTATTGTTCGGTAGTAATTGTATCCTTATCATCATAATTTACCTCATCATAATCACTATCAAATAAAAAGTTACTAGCGTACTTCTCATGACCGTCTCTGTAATCTCTTATGTATTCACTTTCAGGAATGTAGAACTTTCTACGAGCCATATACTTACAATCAGTTTTTTCTACCAATAACCATCACCTTCATCATAGTCATCAATATCATAAGTGTTACCACCGTACTCTGTTTGTAAGTAATGAAAACTACTCATAACAAAACCATCAATCAAATCATCACTGTAACCTGGAGCGTGTTCAATGTAAGACTGAGTTTTACCCTGACTATACTCCATAGCAAACATTTCTTTCTTTAAGTCATCATCCTTATAACTCTCAACCTTACCAGTATCTAACAATCTTCTAAAAGCACCATACTTCTTAACTTTCCAAGTAGCAAAACTCATAGGAGTAACATTCCAACCACGTTGAATCATCTCCTCAATCATAAAACTACCAGCAGGACAATCATCAGGGATAATACGTTGAATATTAAAACGAGTCATTAACTCAGCAATATCATCAACTAACTTAAGGTCAGTACCTCTGTGATAAACACGATGCCATAAACGAATAACCTTGTCATCAATAAAAGTAGAAATAGTAAGTGTAGTCTGACTAACCTTCTGAGCACCGAAGTCAACACCTAAGTCACAAGTACCAGAATAAGACTCTACCTGAACGTGCTCATCCTTAAAGCACTTAGTAACGTTATCAGGATTGAAGTAACTAGTTTCTCCACGAACAAACTCACAGTAATAACCTCTACGAACACTATCAATCTTACCAAGAGCTTCATCCTTCTTAATCTCACTAAGCACGTACTCATAATGTTCCTTAGCAGTATCTTTATCCAAGTACTTATCATAATGCTTACCACTATCAACATCATGTTTAAGAGTATCAACAGTAGCTACAATCTTCTCAACATAGTCAGTACCGTTATTACCATCAACATCACAATATTCATAAAAGAAACCACTAGGTTGCCAAGGAGTAGATGTAAATATCCATAAAGCTTGATTAGCATCTCCAGTCTTCTTCATACCATCAAACCACCAATCTTCAGTAATCTTAGGATGACCAGCCTCATCAATAACACCAATAGTAAAAGTCTCACCAAGAACAGTATCAGTAGGTGGATAACAACCAATACTACTAGGAGCACGACTACCTTTTAGTATAAACTCACAATCTTTATGCTCATCCCAAGGTCTCCAACTAATAGTAAAAGCGTTATTACTATCTTCTTTAGACAAACGACTAGTGAAGAAACCAACACGCTTACCAGTACTGTCAACAGTATCAAAGACAGGCTTACCATCCTCATCAGTATAAGTCTCTCTCATGAAACGGTCACCATCACGATAAGTCTTCTTAATCTCATTAAGTAACTTCTTACTCTGACGGTCACCACGACTAACTAATACAACCAAAGTACTCTTGAACCTTTTATCTGGTCGCTTATTAAAGAAACTAGCATGTAACCCAAAGATAGCAAGAGTAGTACTCTTACCAATCTGACGACTAGTCAAAGCAAGAACCATACTCTTAACAGTGTCAGAACCATCGAATAATTTATTAATCTTCTCACCACTAAGAACACAATGAAGTTTATACAAGAACTCTATTTCCCAGTAATACAACTTCATACCTAACATACGCTCAGCAAACACTACAGGACTGTGATAACAAGCTTCAACCAAACCCATATCCTTACTCTTAGGTTCTCGCTGTTTATCTAAGAACTTTAACTGTTCCTTAGAATAATTCTCGTACTTAAGACTAACCATTAATCTTCACCAAATAAATCAATAAAAC